ATGCGCTGGTGATTAAGGTGTCGTTAGTAGATGATGATTAATGAACATAGAGTTTGAACTTAGTAAAAAGTTATTCAATCCTATATACTTACCATTTTTAACGGACGAAACATATCTACAAATATTGTTCGGCGGATCTTCTTCCGGCAAGTCTAAGTTTCTAGCGCAACGGTGCATTAAGGATATATTAGATGGTGGGCATAATTACCTAGCCTGTCGTAACGTGCAAGTAACGTTAAAGAAGTCCGTATTCAACGAGATATGCAAAGTTATAACAGAATGGAAAGCTTCAAAGCTGTTCTCTATTAATAAGACAGATTTAATTATAACCTGCACTAATGGCTATCAAATCATGTTTGCCGGCCTTGATGATGTTGAGAAAATAAAATCCATCACACCTGCAAAGGGAGTAATTACTGATATATGGGTTAATCCTATGGCTCATATAAAACCTCTTTAATTCGGTGAACACCCTAACGTAAAGACGAGGGCAATGCCGAGCCAAGACTATTTAATATGTGTTGCAACTACTACTGATATGTGGTATAATATTACATATAAAGGAGTGGTTGTAATGGAAGAATGGAAAAATATTATCGGTTATGACAATTACGAAATAAGTAGTTGTGGCAGGGTTAAGTCTACTAAATATTCAAACGTTTATATCCAAAAACAAAGACTTACTAAAGATGGATATGTAAAAGCAACACTAACGATTAACAGTAAGGCGAAGGAATTTACTATACATAGATTAGTTGCAAAATATTTTATAGACAATCCTTTAAATTTAGAAACTGTTAATCATAAAAACGGTATGAAAACCGATAATAATGTTGCTAACTTAGAATGGATGGATAGACACAGCCAACTACAACATGCTTATAATATGGGTTTAAAGAAGCCAATGCAAGGGATTAATAACGCAAACTCTAAGTTGAGTTCATATGATATTAAATACATAAGAGAACATTATATGGTTAGGTCACAAGAGTTTGGAACAGTAGCCCTTGGTTTAAAATTTGGCGTTGATAATTCCATAATAGGTAAGGTCGTAAAAGGTAAAACTTATAAAAATATTAAATAGTAAGGTGTAACGACTAGCCGAAAGGCGTAGGGTTCAAGTGAACTCGAAACAGGAGGAATAAATTGAGAGCCGAAAGGTTCTTTTTTTATTAAGACATAGTCTGAACTCATAGGAAACTATGAGAGAACATGCGGAAACGGTATGTTCGTAACATTAATGCGAGGAAGCTACAGAGTGCGAGTATAACACAGTGAAACAGCTTAGAAAGCGTTTACGTGGTTTGTCTAAGGTTAAGAAACGTATCATGTTATCATTCAATCCTATTCTTAAAACTCACTGGATTTATACTGAATACTTCAGCAATTGGATTGACGGTGAACAAGAGTGCCGCGACGATAGAATGGTAATACTCAAAACAACCTACAAAGACAACGTATTCTTGACCGTTGATGATGTGAAAGAGTTAGAGGAAGAAACGGACAAATACTGGTACGCAGTATATACGCTAGGTAATTGGGGCGTACTTGGTCACGTTATCTTTACAAACTACGTATTCCGTGACCTGACCGAAGAACGAAAGACGTTTGATAACTATAGGTGCGGGCTTGATTTTGGTTATACAGACCCTACAGGAATCGTTAACTTGCATCTTGATATGGCAAGGAAACGTATATATATATTAGATGAAAGTTATGAAACAGGTTTAACAAATGACTTACTAGCCGTAGAGATTAAACGCGTTTGCGGTGATGAGTTAGTAACGTGTGATAGTGAAGATCCTAAGAGCATACAAGAATTAAGAACACTTGGTATCTCTGCTACAGGCGCAATCAAAGGGAAAGGATCAATTAACTTCGGTATTCAATGGTTGCAGCAATTCCAAATTATTATTGATGTGAAGTGCCAAAACTACAAGAACGAAATACAACAATATCGCTGGGCAGAGGATAAGGATGGGAACGTGTTACCTGTACCAGTAGACAAGGCAAATCATTTGCTAGACCCAACCCGCTATAGTCTAGAAAGAGACATGGGAACGCTGGCAAGGCGTAAGAGTGGCAAAGCAATACCGAAAAGGGGGAAAATGTAATGAAGATATCAGACCTTGAAACCAACGTCGGAGATTTAAAGGTAGACAAATTCCCTTTTAACTGTCCTTATTGTGGTAAATTACAAGCCGACAACAAGGAACAACTAAACAAGATAACATTGCATATATGTAAGGAGGAGAAATAACATGAAAAAGAAACCAATGCCGAAACCGAAAGCTGTTAAAGGTGGACTATTCCCAATGCCTAAGATGCCCAAAGGCATGAAACCAATGAAGGGGTGCTAATATGGAGGTTTATAAAATAACAACAGAATCTAAAAATATATTAAATGTAAGGGCAATAAATATGATTGATGCTATTACAATAATACAAAAGAAGTTACCTAACATGAATATTATATCTGTTGAACTTATTGGAATATTAATCGAATAAGGAGTTGGTTTCCATGCTAACACGTGGCCAATAAACCGTTCTAACTAGCGATAACCTTACTGTTATCGCTATATAGGAAGTGAGCAAAATAAGGGGTTGAGGCAATCATAAGAAAATCTAAGAAAGGCACTTCTTTTTATAGAAAACTTAAAGGAACAGGTTTAAAATATTGTCCTCAATGTGAAACGATTATGAACATTAATAAATTTAGGTCGGGAATGTGTATAGAATGTTCTAAAGCGTTTAATCGTAAAGAATACGCACTACATCCCGAGAGATACGCCGAGCGATATAAGAATAGAACAACTGAATATTGTGTATATAAATTCATTGATAAAGATAATAATATTGTGTATGTAGGCAAAAGCAAACGACTTGCTGCACGAATGATACAACACTTTAGAACAGATGGACATTTATCTAACGATTGTTATGATAATGTGGCATCTGTTTTTTATTGCAAACTTAATACGAAAATAGAAATGGATATATATGAGATTTATTTGATTGACAAGTACAGACCACAATATAACACGGTATTCGTTTATGAAAGCAATGAGATTTCAAACATCGTTCTTCCTCAATTAGAATGGTGTGACTATAACCTAAAAATAGCTATTTAAATATGGAGGTGCTATATGCTACAGATTAAAGGATTTCACGACGGGGTAACAACCGTCTCACAAAACGCAAACAATGCGATTAATACAATAACAATACCTGCTAATAGTAACGGCAGGAATGGCATACTGAAACTTACCACTTCAATCGGTGGGGTATCTTCAACAGCAATCGTAAACGTACAGATCAAAGACGGTGCAACGGTACTGTGGTCGTATGATGTTAATATCGGTGCTGGTAAGGTAGCCGAGGACTTCTTCTACTCTCCATTAGGCACGAAGAATACTGCAATGACTATCGTTGCTAGTGCAAGTGGTGTGACTGGATCAATCGTAACGTTAAACGCGCAGTATTTTACCACGTTGGAGTAGAGTATGGACGATAAGAAGAAGAAAACAATTCCACCCGATAAGATAGAAGAAATACGTTCTAAACTTGTAGGCATGAGGGACGAAGGTAAGTCAAGTCGAGACTTCCGAGACGTGAAGTCAACCGAACGCCAACGAATATATACCGCTGATACTGAATATTATAACGCAATGTTCCCCGTACTTGCAGAGACTTCACAAGCAACTGATTCAAGCGCAGCGCAGGCCATCGAGAGACGTTTAGCAAGTCTTATGCGTATATTCTTAGGTGGTAAGTCTGTAGGGCGTATAACAGGTACTACAAGCCAGTACGACGATGCAGCCAAGAAGATGGACGATCTTGTTAACCAACAGTTAGACCAACAGGGATTTTTTACAGTGTGCTACCAATGGTTAAAGGATACAGACATTAATTTAGTTGGCGTGGTAAAGGTAACGTGGGATGAAGAAACGGAAGAACAGGAACAACAACAACTAGTCACTATGCAACAATTACAACAACTTGAACAATCGGGACACCTTGTACACGCTGAACCAAATGGACAGAGTGATGGCAACGGTAGTCCTATTTTTATGGCTGATATGGTATTTGAGAAGACCGTAAAGGCTACTCCACTCGTCGAGAATGTACCACTTGATGAATTGCTTTACTCTCCTAATGCTAGGTCACTAGACAAGGAAGATTGCTCATTCGTTGCTCACAGAAAGAATGTCACCATGTCACACTTGTATGAGAACGTAAAGAGCAAAGCAAAGCCTGACGGAATGTACGATAAAGAAGCACTCGACGATATTATGAGTGGCACGAATAACCACCAATATACGCAGAGTGAAGCAGAACGGCAAGAACAACCATTCCTGCAAGCTTCATCCTTCGGTGATGCTAACAATAAAGTAGATATTGACGAATGCTACTTCTCTTTTGATATTGACGACGACGGGCAGAACGAACAACTTCGCGCCACGTTATGCGGTGATGAATTTATCAGTATGCCTGTTATCAACGAGGAAGAAGATCATCCATTCTGCATATTAATCCACGGCCGTGATCCACACAGGTTAATGCCTGATACTGGCATGATTGACCGAGCAGGGCAAGTACAGCACGTTATTGTGGCAGTCATACGGCAGATGCAAACGAGTATTGCATTGGGTAATAATCCCCAAGCATTCATTGATACGTCGATGTTTGTTGATATTGACCAAATGATTGACGGTCTATCTATTGTCGAAGTAAACGGCAAACCGAGCGAAGCAATACATTGGCGTGAACCTGTACCAATGCAAGCAATGACTTTACAGTATCTTGAAATGCTACGAGGACAGTTAGAGTTAATCACTGGCATTACACGCTATAATCAGGGAACCGACGCGACCAGCCTAAATAAAACAAGCTCCGGGATGGCGCAAATCATAAGCCAAGGTAACCAAGCGCTAGAGTTTGTTGCCCGACAAGATGCAGAGACAGGATTTAAACGACTAATCGAACGTTGTATATTCCTCAACCAATTCTACCAATCGAACCGTAGCGATCCTATTCAAATACGCAACCAAGGTAAACAAGATTCGCAGATTAGCGCAGAGGAATTGCAAGGACAGTATATATTCCAAACTGATGTTGGCGTGGGTGCTGGTACAAGAGAAATGAACCTGCAACTGTTACAACAGTTAAAAGCAGAAGCGCCTACGTTAGTGCAAGCAGGAATTATGGATATGACAGGGGCTTACATGCTTACTAGAAAGTCATATGAAGAAGCTGGATTACAGAATATTGACCAATACCTTAAAGATCCGTCAAAAGCACAACCACAACAACCTGCTCCTACTCCTATATCAGAGAGTATGCGTATGGACTTTGCCACATTACCTGTAAAAGTTAGATGGCAAGCGTTCGTAAAGGCTGGTTATGACGTAACAATAGACGACT